CTTCTGATAATTTAAATTTTCAAATGGACGGCTTACAAAATCCATCTCAAGAAGTAATAGATACTGTACAAAATAGTCTAGCAACAGGAGTTCCTGCTATAACTAATGATGGCGTACAGGATATGATTAATAAGATGGGCAATAATATTGTAAAACTACCACCACAAAAAAATCCTAGAAATGATTTTATGTCTATAGCCCAAGACCCAAATGGAATGCTTGAAGATAAGTTTATAGAAGCACCTGTTATTCCTAGAAGACCTTTTGTGGCTGCACTTCCCCCAATGAAAACAAAGCGTGATGATTTTATGTCTATAGCGCAAAAACCTAAGATGAATCCAAGAACTGACGGAATAGGTAGATTTCTTGGTAAAAAACTTGCTAGAATGGGAAGAAGATAATAAAGGATAAATTATGAGTAAAATAAGAGCAGCAGTGGAAATGATGAAAAACCTTCCAGGTAGAGCAAACAATGTAGGTTTAAAAGTAACAGGAAAGCCTAGAGATTTGCTAGAAGAAGCTCAATTAAGGCAGTTAAGAGAGTCAATGGCAATGTCTCTTCCAGGCAGAGGCGCTCCTGGAGGATTAACAGGAAGCTTAAGAGCAGTTCCAAGAGACCTATCTAAAGGAGAAATGTTGGGCATTACTACAGGTCTTGGTCTTGGTGGAGGACTTGGAGTCTCAGACTTGACAGAAGGCTTTACAGAATCTGCTAAACTTGAAAACTCAATATTTGCAAACCCAGAAGAAATAGGAAGACAAGCAGCAAGAGCAAAAATGAGTCTTGAAGAACTTATGGATAAAGCAAGACAAGAAGCGGAAAGAATAGGACAAGTTCCTCAAATATATTTTTTGCAAATTCAAGGCGGTTATCAAGATGAAATTAATAGACAGCAAGAACAAGAGCCTCAAAGAATATACGACGAAGATATAGACGGTGGCGCAAAGCCAGTATCTTTATTTATGGCTGGCGGAGGCGAAGCTTCTAGTCAACACATGATGCCAGACGGAACACCGATGCCTGGTTCAAATCATCAAGAGTACGAAGCCATGATGATGCAACAAAGACAGATGATGGCAGGTGGCGGTACACCTTTCCCAGACTTAACAGGTGACGGACAAATTACTCAAGCTGATATTCTTAAAGGTAGAGGCGTATATGCAGTTGGCGGCGAAGCAATAGGCGACGAGCTTGAAGGCATGGAAATGACAGAAGAACAAGCAATGGCTGAACTAGAAGAAAGTAGAGGCGAATTTGAGCAACTACAAATGTTAGCTGACGTTGTTAAAAAATTATTAAATGAAGGAATGGGAGAGGCAGAAATAGTTGCTTACCTAAAAGAACAAGGTTTAGACGATGAAGATATTGAAACTCTGTTCTCCTTCTTACAAGAAATATCAGGTCAAGAATCTTCAATGGAGCAAGCTCCTCAAGGAATAGACCAACAACTACAGGGAATGATGTAATGGATATACGACCTCAAGCTTTTGGATTTGACGGAACTCATAATTTTGATGGCAGCAAAGTAAACGGCAATAATAATATTCCTCAACAAAGAGGTCCTATACGTCCTGGAGCAGTCGGCAATCAAGGCGGACAACGAGACCAACTAACAGATATGAAAGCATATCCAATAAATCAAGGCGGACAGCAAGATAGGATTCAAGGCGGACTAGGCTCATTTGGCTATCCTAGTCAGAATCCTTTTGGCGGCGGAATGAATGCTAATAGAGGCGGCTTTGGTAACAGAGGCGGCTATGGCAATCCTTACGGCGGCGGTGGAGGATTTAGACAACAACCACCTCAGTTTGGGGGCGGTGGCGGCTTTGGAAACCCTTACGGAAATAGAGGCGGATTTGGTGGAGGCTTTGGCGGCGGCGGTATGCGTGGCGGCTACGGTAGACCCCCACAATTCGGCGGTGGATTTGGAGGAGGCTACGGCGGAGGAATGGGTGGAGGATTCGGTGGCGGATTCAGACAGCAACCTCCTATGTTTGGCGGTGGTGGATTAGGCGGTATGTTCCCAGGAATGGGAGGCGGATACGGTCAGAGACCTCAATTCGGTGGCGGTTATGGAATGCAACCCCCTAGGTTCGGCGGAGGCGGTTATCCAGGAATGGGTGGCGGCGGTTTCGGCGGTGGCTTTGGTGGCGGTATGGGAGGTGGCTTCGGCCAAAGACCTCCTAGTTATGGCGGTGGCTACGGTGGTGGATTTAATCAAAGACCTCCTAGTTACGGTGGGATAGGCGGTGGATATAATAGACCAATTCAAAGACCAATGCCTGAACCTGCACCTGGTTTTGGTAATCTTAAACCTATAAGTATACCAATTGACCCAGGAAGGTCTTTTATTGATGAAGGTAATCAAAGACCAACAAACGATGTGGCTAGACAGATGCCTGAAATAACAACTCAAGGACCAGAATCTTTAAGAAACCAATATTATCCTTCTGTCCAGCCACAACAAAATTTTCAAAATGCACAACTAGCTCAAGGCGCTAGTGGTATGAGCAATCAGTATCAACAATATCAAAGATAAGATTATTAACAAATAAATGAACTTCTCAAAGTTAACTGAGACAGAGCTTAAAGAAGCTTTGATGCTCAAAGAAAAGCTTGACACTTTTGAAACTCAAGACAAATGCCAAAATAACTTTTTGTCCTACGTGGAACATATGTGGCCAGAATTTATTTGTGGCCGTCATCATAAGATATTTGCAGATAAGCTTGATAAAGTAGCATCAGGCGAGATTAAACGTTTGATCGTTAACATGCCTCCTCGTCATACTAAATCAGAATTTGCATCTACTTTCTTTCCATCGTTTATTATGGGCAAGAAGCCTAAGATGAAGATTATGCAAACAACCCATACAGGGGAACTAGCAGTAAGATTCGGTCGTAAGGTCAGAAACTTAATGGACCAAAAAGAATACAAGGATGTTTTTCCACAAGTTAAATTACAAGCAGATAACAAATCGGCTGGTCGTTGGGAGACTAACAAAGGCGGAGAATATTTTGCGGCTGGTGTTGGTGGTGCTGTTACTGGTAGGGGTGCGGATTTACTTATTATTGATGACCCTCATTCAGAACAAGACGCCCTTAGCCCTAATGCCCTAGAGTCCGCTTGGGAATGGTATACCTCTGGACCTAGACAGCGTTTGCAGCCTGGTGGAGCTATAGTATTAGTTATGACTCGTTGGTCTGCTATAGACTTAACAGCCAAGCTTTTAGATTCTCAGAAAGAACCTATGGCAGATCAATGGGAGATGATAGAGTTTCCTGCTATCTTCCCAGAAACAGACAATCCTTTATGGCCTGAGTTCTGGCCTAAAGACGAATTATTAAAAGTTAAATCTTCTATTCCTGGAATTAAATGGAATGCTCAGTGGATGCAGAATCCTACTGCTGAAGAAGGGGCCATTATTAAAAGAGAGTGGTGGAAGCGTTGGAAACATAAAACAATACCTCCTGTTAAATACATTATGCAGTCTTACGATACTGCGTTTTCTAAAAGCCAGACTGCTGACTTTTCTGCTATATCTACTTGGGGTGTATTTAAACCCTCTGAAGATGAGCCAGAATGTTTAATACTATTAGACTGTCAGAAAGGCCGTTGGGATTTCCCAGAGTTAAAAGAAGTTGCTATGCGTGAGTATAGTTATTGGGAATGCGACATGGTATTAATAGAAGCTAAAGCATCTGGTACTCCGCTTACCCAAGAACTACGGCGAATGGGTATTCCTGTGGTTAATTACTCGCCAACTAGAGGCCATGATAAACACTCTAGAATGCACTCTGTTGCCCCTATATTTGAGTCAGGAATGGTATATGCACCCGAAAAAGCTTTTGCCGAAGATATGATAGAAGAATGTGCTTCTTTTCCATTTGGTGCTAACGATGATTTATGCGATACTATGACTCAAGCCCTAATGCGTTTTCGTGAAGGTGGATTTGTCTCTTTAGCGAGTGACTATGAAGATCAGGAAAGACAAAGAACTATTAGAAGATATTATTGATGAGATTATAAAATGGCAATAGAAAGACAAGCTCCAGAAGATATAATAGATACAACCACAACTCAAGATGTTGATGGGGTAGATTCTCAAATTATTGAAGTATTAGAAGCTATGAATGGCGAAGAAGATATTCAAATGCAAGAAGATGGTTCTGCAATACTAGGACCAGAAGAAGCTCCAATGGAAGAAGTGGGCTTTGGAGAAAATTTAGCTGAAACTGTTTCAGAGCAAGAACTATCTAGCATCTATATAGAACTAGTAGGTGGCATTGAAAACGATAAGTCCTCTAGAGAAGATTGGGAAAAAACTTATACCGATGGCCTTAAATATTTAGGCATGAAGTTTGATGAAAACAGATCAGAACCTTTTGCAGGGGCTAGTGGTGTTGTTCATCCTCTTCTAGGAGAATCAGTAACCCAGTTCCAAGCACAAGCATATAAAGAATTACTACCAGCAGGAGGCCCAGTCAAGACGCAAGTTATTGGTGCCTATGACATGGTTGTAGAACAACAAGCACAAAGAGTTAAAGAATTTATGAACTATCAGATTCTTCATGTAATGGAAGAATACGACGAAGAGCTAGATCAAATGCTTTTCTATCTTCCGCTTGCTGGTTCTGCATTTAAAAAAGTCTACTACGATGAAACATTAGGAAGACCTGTATCAAAGTTTGTAGCCCCAGAAGATTTAATCGTCCCTTATTACACAACTGATTTAGAGAGTTGTTCCAGAATTACTCACGTTGTTAAGATGCCAGAAAATGATGTAAAGAAATTACAGTCTATTGGCTTTTACAGAAACGTAGATGTAGAGTCTGGAGGCAATGTTAATCTTTCTTCAGACATAAAATCAGAAAAAGAAAAACTAGAAGGTATGGAACCTAGTTATGACGATGGCGATGTAGCTGTTCTCTATGAAGTTCATTGTAATTTAGACTTAGAAGGCTTTGAAGATATAGGCCAAGACGGTGAGCCTAGCGGAGTTAAGTTACCTTATATAGTAACTATAGACTCTAATAGTGAAAACATATTATCTATTAGGCGTAACTTCAAAGAAGAAGACCCAATGAAGAAGAAGACCGAATACTTTGTGCATTTTAAATTCTTGCCAGGTTTAGGTTTTTATGGATTTGGTCTTACACACATGATTGGTGGTCTATCTAAAGCATCTACATCTATATTAAGACAGCTTATAGATGCTGGTACTCTAGCTAATTTACCCGCTGGTTTTAAAACTAGAGGTATTAGAATTAGAGACGAAGATACTCCAATACAGCCTGGTGAGTTTAGGGACGTCGATGCTCCAGCAGGTTCGCTTCGAGATGCAATACAACCATTACCTTTTAAAGAGCCTAGCGGTACTTTATTACAATTACTAGGATTGTTAGTACAGTCAGGGCAAAAATTTGCTTCAATAGCAGATTCAAATATTGGCGAAGGTAACTCTCAAGCGCCTGTTGGAACCACACTAGCCTTGATGGAAAAATCAAGCAAAGTGTTATCAGCTATTCATAAAAGATTACACAACGGCCAAAAGAAAGAATTTAGATTACTTGCTAGTATTCTTAAAGATAGCTTACCTCCTGTTTATCCTTATTCCATATCAGGTGGAAACATGGAAGTTAAACAACAAGATTTTGATGACAGGGTAGATATATTCCCAGTTAGTAATCCAGACATATTCTCTACTAGCCAAAGAATAGTAATGGCTCAAGAAATGATGCAGTTAGTTCAATCTAATCCAGAAATACATGGACCTGGTGGAACTTATGAAGCTTACAGAAGAATGTACGCTGCTCTAGGTGCAGATAATATTGACCAACTACTTATGCCGCCACCAGATACAACTCCTAAACCTATGGAGTCTGGTATGGAGAACAGTGGACTAATGATGGGCGGACCAGCTCAAGCATTTCCAGAACAAGATCATGATGCACATATAGCTGTTCATGTAGCTTTGTTAAGTATGCCTCCTGTGCAAATGAATGCTCAGATACAAGGGAACATACACTCACATATCATGCAACATCTACAGTTAAAAGCAGACGCAATTGCTCAACAGCAAATGCCTCCTGAAGCTATGCAACAGTATCAACAGATGCAACAACAAGCTCAACAGATGCCACCTCAAGAAGCTGCTCCTATAATGGCTCAAGCTCAAGCTATGTTGGCTCAGTTTAGTTCTCCTATTATGTCTGAGCTAATGCAACAGTTTGCTAAACAAGTCTCTGCTCCTCCTGAAGAGGACCCACTTGTTACTATAAGAAAACAAGAGCTTGCTCTTAAAGGACAAGAATTATCTCAAGATCAACAACAGTTTGAATCTAAAGAAAAACTACGTATGGAAGAAAAATTACGTCAAGATAAGATTGATGTAGATAGAATACAAACGCAAATGAATATCGCTGAACTCAAAGACGATACTACTAGAGATAGAATGGACCAACAAAAAGAATTGAAATTGATTGATATTGGTTTAAAAGGATTGTAAGGTAACATATATGAAAAACACAAAAGTATTAAAAGGAAAACAAAGTTACTCTAATAAGGGTACCGTGCCATTTAAAGCTGTTTCAGAAGCACCTAAAAAAACTACAGCTTCTTCTACTCCAGGAATGGGGAAAGGGAAAGCTAGAGGAATGGGCGCTGCTGAATTTGGCGGCAAGTTTTCTGGTATATATTAAATGTCAATTATTTGGCTGTCTGAACAGCTGAAAAAAAGAATTGATGAAAAGAAAGAAGATATTCAGGTAGCCATTTTAAATGGCACCAAAGATGTTGAAGAATATCATTATCTACGTGGGCGCTACAATTCTCTGGCCGACTTAGAGTGTGAAATTAGAGAATTGCTAAAAAAGGTAATAGAAAACGATGAGCAAGGTAATAGTTCCTGAACATGTCGCAAAAGCTGTAGAGAAAGAAAAATTACAGAAAATTAACAAAGAAAAAGAAAAACAACCTGAAGCGGTTGAAGAAGTAGAAAAAGCTTATACAGAAGCAACTAAAAGAGTATTGGACCCTTCCTTGCTCGATAAATCATTTTTAGAACGTATGCCTCAGCCTACAGGTTGGAGAATTCTTATATTGCCATATAAGGGTAAAGGCGTTAGTGAAGGTGGTATTCAATTAGTTAAAGAAACTGTTGACAGGGAATCATTAGCAACCGTAGTTTCATACGTCGTTAAAATGGGTCCTATGTGTTATTCAGACAAAAAGAAATTTGGAGAAACTCCTTGGTGTGAAAAAGGAGATTGGGTGTTAATTGGTAGATATGCAGGAGCTAGGTTTAAACTTGGCGACGATGCAGAGTGCCGTATAATAAACGACGACGAAGTTATCGCGACTATAGAAGACCCCGATGACATTGTTAGCGCATAACGTGAGGAGGACTCATGCTAGAACCACAAGTAAATGAAGAATTAAAACAAGAACCCGTCGATGGCGGAGAGATTGTTGAATTAGAAATAGCAGATTCAGAAGCTGAAGCTGTTATTGAAGATGTTTCTGTTGAAGAAGATAAGGAAGTTAAAAAAGAGGAAGAATTAGAAGACTACTCTAAAGGTGTTCAGAAAAGAATAGCTACGCTTACTAAGAAAATGAGAGAGCAAGAAAGAGCAGCTAATTCTGCTTATGAATACGCTCAAGGATTACAAGCAGAAAACAATCAACTAAAACAAAGCAGTACAGAATTAAATAAAAACTATTTATCCGAAGCTCAAAACAGATTAAATTCTCAAAGAGCGCAAGCTAACTCAGTTTTAAAAAATGCTTATCAAGATCAAGATTGGGACAAGGTAACTAAAGCCCAAGGTATCCTTGATAAGATAACAGTTGAAGAAAGTAAGTTGGCCAACACACCAGTACAGGTGCAACAACCAACTAACTACCAGAATTATCAAGCTCCAATGCAACAACAGGCTCCAGTTCAGCAACAAGCTGCACCAGACCCTGCTGCTGAAACT